CAGCAACCGCTGTACTTGAGCGGGGCTGTTGGGGTTAGGAGCCTCATCTCCGAGCAAAGTCTTTAGCACAAGACGATGCTTCTCTACCTCTACCTTTAGCTTCTCGTGGTGTTCCTTACGTCTGCCCTCATCGATCCGCATACCAAGCCGATGCATCCCAACGCACATGTCTTGAAGCTTTGCGTCTACCTCATAGAGACTCTTCTGCTTACGTAGGTTAGCTCCTTTCAGTAGGGGCTTGGTTATCCGAGCCGTCACACAGACATCTGTCATGCAGTAGTCATGAAGTTCTTTATCTTGAGAAGCGGTGGTCGCTGTATGGTCTGCTTTCCAAGCGGGTACATCAGTCAGGACAGAGCCAATGTATCCTAAGCCATGAGGGTATTCCCCTTCCGCTAATCGGTGCAGCAGGATAGTATCTACTAGCGGAGTAGGAGTGACATTAAAATGCTGTTCGATGACGATCCGATCATAGTAACCGGCGTTGTGGCCAACTTTACAGATGGTGGGATCAACGAAGAACTCAGAGAGGAGCCGTCTGATCTCCTTCTCTTCAGCGGGGAGGTAGAACTTCGTCACGCCATCGATAGACAGAAGCGGGACCAGAAGTACTTCATCCTCTGTGCCGAGTCCGATACACCGTAGTCCTGCTGTAAGGGGCTCTAGCGCGTCCGTCTCCACATCGTAGGCTACCGCTCGCCGTGAGTCTCTACACCGCTGTATGAACTCATGAAGGTAGGTCCCGGACGGGAAGAAGATACGCTTCGGGTTCTTCCAGTTCAGCTTCCCCTCGAAGTGACGGAAAGCTTTGGCCACATCCCCCCAGAAGATAGGCTTCCATATCATGTTGTATAGGGCATAAGCAGGGTGGAACGTAGGCAATATCTTAAACCCATTGTTCGTGGTGGGTCCCCCCCGCACCGCACCGAGGCTTGGGTTCCCTGGTAGTACTGCTTTCGTAGCGAGAGAACCGAAGCTGATTATGTTTGAGTACTGACTAAGCTCACGCTCTAGTCGAGGGCGACAGCATTCCATTGGGGTTGGGGACTTGTTCTTCCTGCTACGGTTTTGTTTCTTTAGCTTGGCTGTGAATTCTTTCTCGTTGTCATTAGGGAATCTACAGGCGCAGACGTTAGTCCAGGCTACGTCATGCCTCTCTTTTCCACAGGCTCCAATAGCTTCTACAGCCGCCACAGCAGAGGGTCCAACGAAGGGACGACCATAGATTGTTTCCTGTTTACCGGGTGCGTCACCAACGATGATGGTATCGCTTGTGTTTAACTCACCGAAGACGGGAGCCCAAGCTCCCTTCTTCTCCCAGTATTCTTTAAGCGGACACTCATCACATCTAGGTTCACTCACTGGTTTCTCCGAGGGTGGGTTCAAAGAGCCTATCTAGTTCCTCGGGAGAAAACTTAAGGATCTTATTCAGTTGAGTAAAAAATTCTAGAGGCGTTTCTAATATCCACACAGGCTTCTTCCTCCCAAGAAGCCATAGTGCTAGAGCATGAGAAGATTCAACTGCTACGATATGGTCAACGTTCACCCATAGAAAGTTCGTGGGCGTTACCATATTGTTAGGGCAGTCTGGGGTGACTTGGATAAAGCGAAGTTCGGATTTCATTTCATTCTCCTAAACACAAACACCCCCCACTCCCGAGGAGTGGGAGACATGGGAAACCCAAGGCAGGAGGGGGGGATGCGAGTGACTTGATATACTACAAATTGATGAAGTCTAAGGGGTCGGTTGTATCTGTTGCTGGAGTGGATGGTTGAGAAACAACTGGAGTTCCGTTGTTCCCTTCGTCCACTTCTTCCACTTCAATACCACTGGTGTCTTCTTCGAAGCTGGCTGCAAGAGCCGTCAATGTTTCGTACTGCTGAGGAGTGAGGAACTTCTTGATAGGCCACTCATGCTCATTGATGGCAGGCTCATACTCATAGTATGCTACCTTCCCTACACAGTTCTTCTTGCACCAAGCAAGCAGAGTAGTCTTGCCGGTAACCTTTCCAGTAAGCTTACTCTCACCAACACCCATACTGAGCAGTGCTGTCTTCCAGAAGCTCATCCGCTGGAAGTACTTCTCCTCTCCTAACTCTGCCCGGTCAAGGATGTTAAGCCCGTCTCGCACAGTGCAACCCTTATGCTTACCTTCATCAACAACCATGTTGAAGTCGATACGCTGGTTCCCTGCGTTGGTTTCTCGTTGGATGACCGAGATAACTCGGACTCGATAGAGGCCCTTCTCAGGGATGGGTCGGCTTACGCTACCAGATGCGGTAACGCCAGTAAAATCTAATTCGAACATATGTTCTCCTAGAGTTCGACAGTTTCAAAACTGTCTATGAATGTATTGATTATGTTTGTATTGTGGTACGCTAGTCTTGCCCGATCGAATGCATCTGACAAGGCCCACCGTACATGTTTCTGATTCTTATCCTTTAGCTGATTAGCTACTTTAGTTAGTATCTTCTTATAGTCAGGGTCCTCCTTTCTCATCTCTTCTAGTATCACTGGGTAAAGTTTATCGACTACCTTCTCTGTCCACCCAAGCTCCTTGGGTCGAGGGAGGGAGTAGCCTGCTGCAATCAGCATCTCTCTAAGGTTCAGGGAGAAGATACCGGGACAGATGCTCAGCCTGTCTCCAGTCACGTAGTGTTCATCTGGTGCTACCTGATAAACATATGGCCAACTCCCACCATAGTCAGGGTTGTAAGTAACCCTAGCTACGAAGTCTACCAGGGCTGGTAGCTTCTCGGGTAGCTTATGCCCACCGATGGACGGAGAGCCGGGGATGTACTTAACCCCACCTACCTTCTTAACCTCACGAGGAGGCTGCTCATGCATGGTCAGGAACACATGGCATGGGAGCTTACGAGCTAGGTCACGGAACTCACACACCCTGTCGGATAGGACAGCGTATGCATCCCATACAACCTTGTGTGTCTTACGTAGCTTAGTGAGTTCAGCATCAGCGATGATACTAAAGTCGTCAATGATGACAGCAGAGTACTGGGCTACGTTGGTTTTCTTATCACTTAGAACTTGAAGCAGTTGCTCCACGTCCACTGCTTCTAAGCAGGCAGGCTCCCAGTCGATCCAACTCTTACATGAGAGTCCTCCCCTTGGAGCGATGAACAAGCCATTCGGGAATGCCCGTAGGGTTGCTAAGGTTTTACCTGTCTTTGGTCGTCCGTATAGGATACCGAACACAGGGCTTTGTTTAGAGTTACTTCTAGCGTTCATACTATTCTCCCCACTTACAAATGTTTGCTTTGGGACATTCCCCATACGGTGTCCAACAGGCTGTCTCGTGATAGACTGCGGGCCATTCATTAGGAGGAAGGTCTTTGTACTTCCTGATTATTCTCTCTGCGTATATGATTGTTTGTTTTAAGTCTTGTACTGCTACTGGTGCTGATTCTAATGTTGGTCTTGTAAACTCGAATTTCCCATCGAGGCTCTTGGGGAATTGTAGCATGTTCAGCATCACTCCTGCAAACTTTTCGCCCCACAATTTTCGACCGAACAACTGATAGCCCAGCATCTGACCGGACAATGCGTACCGCTTGACGACCTTCGGAGCGATGCGTGCCGTGGACTTGTGGTCGATAATGTGGACGTTTCCACCCCTGTCCCTGACAATGAGGTCGGCTCGCTGAGTATACAGGTAGGTCGTATCTAATTCCTCATCATAGACATTAGCTCTAAGCTCTTTCTCTACTCCTATTATTTCCCACTGTTCTGCATTCCAATGGAACTCATAGTTCTCTACAACCCTTTGAGCTATCTCTGCAAACTGCATCCAAAGCTCACTACCTGTTCGAGCGTACTCCTGAATGGACAAACAAGTAATAGCTTCCCCTGCCCTGTACCATTCATCAGGGTCTTCCCCTCTCTGCTCTGACTGCATCCGTTTGTAGTGGTGGGCTAGTCCTATGTGAACAAGGGACCCCTTCACTAGAGCAGGCTTATCCCAATCTGTTCCTAGTGCGTAGAGTCTAGGGCATCTCAGTACTGTCTGTAGTCTATGCCATCCTGCTTCGGATGGTCCTGCGTTAAGTAATTGCTTAGTCATGCTATCTCCTGGGTAGGTCAGTTAAAAGCTAGGGTAATTAAAATCGAACGAATATAGTGGTTCTTTTCTTTCGATCTTGGTTTCATGCTAGCTCCTGGGTAGGTCAGTTACAGTTGTGAACTGTGGGACACGTCGAGACTCATCAAAGATTAACAGACACGAAGGCGCAGGCGCAGAAGCCGTAGCCCCCACAAATTTAACCCGACCTTTGATAAGCCTTATCTCTGCTGCCTTCATAGCCCAGTCATGCCACCACTTAGTGTCACTACGGACAAAGGTGAGCACCACAACAGTACATCCCTTCAAGGACTCAAGGTAAGCTTTCTCTATCCACTTACCTATGTCTTTCCCATAGGGAGGGTTAAGCCATACCGCGTGGCGTCCGGGGACTAGCCTTGCCCAGTCTCGCTCAAGGCTATCCTCGGAGATAAATTGGAAGCATTTGGAGTTGGCCCCAGAGGGCTCAGCCGCTGCGTCTAACCCAAAGTCAAACTCCTCATGGAGTACCCGGTACAAAGCTCGGGGGGTTTCCCAGTCTTGTTTCTTCGATGAGTGTAGTTGATCTTCATTCCATGCTGTCGTCATCCTCTACTCCTCCGTTGGGTAAATAATATTCTCTCCATCATTCAATAAGCCTTGACGAATGTACCGAATGATTTGTTTTGACCTCGCTCTGTCTTCTCGTGTAGCGACTGAATCAAGGGTGATTAGTAGGTGGTTGGGAATGCGTAAGCTGATCATCCCTAAACCTTTCCGCCTCCATCCTCGCTTATCCTTCGTCTTCTTCCGAGCCATCTTGTACCTCCATTAGTTGTAGAATGTCTGCGATGACAGCATCCTCATCCTGTTCTCCTGCTAGCGTACTGGCTAAGCCAGCCGCTTCACTATCGTTTAGCGTACTACTCACTGCTTCAAGCTTGCCGAGTAGGATGTCAGCTACGTGCTCATCCACTGTACCCTCGGCTACCATGTACATAATCAAGACCGGACGAGTGGAACCCTTACGAGAGAAGCGTCCCTCTGCTTGGGTTACTTGTCCTGGGGTCCAGGGTAGTAAGGAGAAGATAGCTAAGTCTGTATGCTGTAGCCCATCTACTGCCTCACCGAAGGCATCGGTAGTACCAACGAAGATGGAAGGCTCTTCGCACTGGGAGTAAGCCGTCACCATACTATCCCGCTCCTTAGTACTGACCCCACCATGACCCCACCATAGGGGAACGTGGTCAGGCTTACCCTTCTCTA